GCTCCAGCCTCATTCAACAAGCTCGCTTCGGCGGGCTTTTTTATTTTCCACAATGCCTATCAACATCGAAGAAGCTCTACAGCGCATAGAGGCAGGAGAAAGCCAGCGCGAGATTGCTGCAAGCTTCGGCGTTGCTGTAAGCACGCTTAATGAACATCTGAACAAGCCAGAGAACGCCGAACGTTCCGCGCGCGCGCGTTCTATCAGTGCTGAATCGTGGCTGGATCGTGGTTTGGCTTACGTTTTGGACGAGAACATTGACCCGGCTCGCGCACGCATCGTGGCTCAGGAATGCGCCCGCCGCGCGGCTATCCGCAACCCTGCGTATCGCGAGAGCAGTAAGACCGAACTCACTGGCGCAAACGGTGGGCCGGTGGCATTCCAGGCTGTCGAGCGCCTGATTGTGGATAGTAAAGCTACATAAGTGAGCAAAAAGGCGGGCTTTTATCTGCTTTTCGCAGAAAAGGCTATGTAGTTTTGCAACATACGCTGCAAATCCCAACGGCTAGGGTATTCCAGCCGCTCTTGCATCCAAGTCGATACAAAGCAGCGCACGGCGGTCGCGGTTCCGGGAAGTCTCATTTCTTCGCTGGACTCGCTGTTGAAGAGGGAATAGCGATACCTGGCTATCGGATGTTGTGCGTCCGGGAAAGCCAGAAGTCCATCGCTGAATCGGCTAAACGGCTGGTTGAAGACACGATTCAGAAATACAACGCTGGCGACTATTTCGAGGTGCTGGACAAGCTGATCCGAACTAGAAGCGGTGGCCTGTACACGTTCACCGGCATGAAAGACCACACGGCAGAGTCCGTGAAGTCAATGGAAGGCTACCGGCGTGCGTGGGTTGAAGAAGCGCAAAGCCTAAGCGCCAAATCGTTGCAGCTGTTGCGGCCAACGATGCGCAGCGATTCGGAGCTGTGGTTTAGCTGGAATCCACGGTTCAAGCGTGACCCTGTAGACGAGTTCTTCAGGGCGCATCGAATACCAGACGCAATTGTGGTGCAGGCGAACTGGCGCGATAACCCGTGGTTTCCTGCCGAACTGGAAGCAGAGCGCCAACTAGACAAGGCCAACTTCCCCGATGAATACGACCACGTATGGGAAGGCGCCTATGTGAAGGTTTACAAGGGCGCCTACTTCGCCAGCTTGTTGCTGGACGCGCAGAAGCAGGGCCGCATCGGTCGCGTTGCTGCTGACCCGCTCATGCAGATTCGCTGCTATTGGGACATCGGCGGAACCGGAGCTAAAGCGGACGCAACGGCGATATGGGCTGTTCAGTTCGTAGGGCACGAAATCCGCGTGCTGAACTACTACGAAGCGCAAGGTCAGCCGATGGCAGAACACGTCCACTGGCTGAGAGAACAAAGCTACAAGCGAGCTTTGCAAGTACTGCCGCATGACGGCGGACAACACGAAAAAATTGAACGACGCACCTACGAATCCGCGCTGAAAGACAGCGGTTTCGCCGTCAAGGTGCTGCAAAACATTGGCGAGGGCGCCGCGATGATCCGTGTAAATGCGGTTCGTCGTCTGCTGCCTTCGATGTGGTTCAACAAGGACACAACAGAGGGCGGACGCGATGCGTTAGCCGCCTATCACGAAAAACGCGATGAAGAAAGGAACATAGGGTTGGGGCCAAATCATGACTGGTCTAGCCACGGCGCAGATGCGTTCGGGTTAATGGCTCTTGACTATGTACCGGGCGGAGAAAAACGCGCCGTTGAGGCCCGCTCCGCCCGCGCTGCTTCCGCAGGCTCTTGGATGGGCGCATGATTAAAGACGACGGCGAGAGCATCGTAGACGAAGCGCGCGAGTTCTTTGCTCGTGCCCGTGATGCAGACGCCAAGAACCGTCTAGAAGCAATCGACGATTTGAAGTTTGTTCACGGCGAACAGTGGCCCGAAGCGATCAAGCGTGAACGCGAACGCGACGGACGGCCAACGCTCACAATAAACAAGCTGCCTCAGTTCTGCAAACAGGTCATTAATGACATCCGTCAGAACCGCCCACAGATCAAAGTGCGTGCTGTTGACGACGTTGCCGACATCAAGACAGCCGATGTCTACAACGGCCTAATCCGCAACATTGAATCCAACTCTGGCGCGGACATGGCTTACGACACCGCATCAGAGTATGCGGTTAAAGCGGGCATCGGCTTCTTCCGCATCACAACCGCTTACACCGATGACGATATGTTCGATCAGGACATCGTTATCAAGCCTATTCGTAACCCGTTCACGGCCTATCTAGACCCGACATCGGTGCTTCCTGACTACTCAGACCAGAAGCGCTGCATCATTACGGAGCGGATGCCTAAAGACAAGTTCGAGGCGCAGTATCCGAACGCCATCAGCGAATGGGAAGAGGAGTCCACCGGTGAATCGGGCGATTCGTGGTGTGATGACGAAACTGTACGCGTAGCTGAATTCTGGTGCGTTGAAGAAGAACCGGCCACGCTTTGCCTGCTGAGTGACGGGTCAACCGTTAGCCTGAAGAAGGGCGAGAAGTACAAGGCTTTCGAGAAGCAACTAGCTGCGAAAGGCATGCAATGCCTGAAAACTCGCGAAGTAAAGCAGCGCTCGGTGACGCAATACATCGTTACCGGCAAAGAGCTGCTGGAAACGAACAAATGGGCTGGTAAGTACATCCCAATTTTCCCGGTCGTCGGCGAAGAGTATTACGTTGAAGGCGAGCGCAAGCGCAAGAGCCTGATTCGGGATGCCAAAGACGCGCAGCGCATGTACAACTACTGGCGTTCTGCCAGCACGGAGCAGGTCGCGCTAGCGCCTAAATCATCGTACATCGCTGCTGATGATGCAATTGCCGGGTATGAGGCGGAGTGGTCTAACGCCAACGTTAAGAATCAGGCGTATCTGCGCTACAAGTCGGGCACAGAACGGCCAACACGCGATCCGATGCCGGAGCCTTCGCAGGCGATGATTGCGGAGATTACTGGGGCTGACCAAGACCTGTATTCGACAACGGGCATTTACCCTGCCAACCTCGGGCAGAAAGGCCCGGAGACATCAGGCAGGGCAATTCTCGCGCGTCAGAAAGAAGGCGATGTATCGACCTTCCATTTTCAGGACAACTTGACCCGTGCGATCCGCTTTGCTGGTCGTGTTCTGGTTGACCTGATCCCGCGTATCTACGACACCGCGCGTGTTATTCGTGTGCTGAATTTTGACGGCACCTCGCGCATGGTGCAGATCAACCAAGAATACCTTGATCCTGCGAGCGGAAGCATTCTCAAGCACGACTTGGCTGCGGGCAAATACGACGTGCAGGTTGATGTCGGGCCGTCATACACCACACAGCGACAAGAGGCAGCGGAATCGATGATGGAGGCCGCTCAAATGAACCCGCAATTGATGCAAATTGCTGGCGACATTCTCGTTAAGTCGATGGACTGGCCGCACGCTGAAGAAATCGCCGACCGAATCAAGCAAGCACAGCAGCAGGCGCAGCAGGGCGGACAAGAACCGCCAGAGATTCAAGCCGTGAAGATGCAGCAGCAGATAGAGGGCATGAAAGCCCAATCTGCACAACAACTGCAACAGCAGAAACTGCACTCTGAGTTCCAGCTTAAACAGATGGAGCTACAACAGGAGCAGCAGCTTGAAGAAATGCGCCTGAATTTCGAGGCGCAAAAAGCGGGAATCGAGTACCGCATTGACCTTGCCAAGAATCAGGCAAAGATCAATTTCGAGCGTGAAAAGCACAGCAGCAAGCTGGCAGCAGATCAAGCCGTGGCATTCATGCAAGGGCAGGCAGGTCAAGTTATTGACGGATATAGCCAGCTTGACGGCGAAACGCCTCCGTTGTCGGTTGATCGCGTGGTGTCCACATCCATAGCCCCAATCGCAGAAAGCGTATCGGCAAGTGTTCAGCAGACACAACAACTACTGCAAACGGTCGCTCAACTGGTGCAAGCAATCCCGGCGCAAATTGACGCCATCGTGAACGTGCCAAAAACGATCATTTACGACAAACAAGGCCGCGTTATCGGCGCCCAACCCAATAGGACGGTTCAGTAGTGGCATCATCGATTGACGCGACCAAGCCGACAGCAGGAGCGGCGCTAACGGCGGACGTTCGCAACAACTTCTCCGCTGCAAAGACCGAAATTGAGGCATTGCAGGCCGCTGTTGCCACCAAGCTCAACCTCACCGGCGGCACACTGAGCGGCTGGCTCAAGATGGCCGTCGGCTCGGGGCACTACCTGTACAACCTGGACACCGACGCCAGCAACTACGAACGCCTGTCTATTGGGTGGGCGTCCAACACACTCAAGATCAACGCCGAAGCCGCAGGCACTGGAACCCTACGCAACCTTGGCCTTCAGACCGCAGGCGGGTATGTAGGGATTGGGACTGCGAGCCCAACTCACGGCTTGCATGTGAGCAACGGCGGGAATTTAAGCACCATGCTTGTGTATAACCCGGACCCCGGGGTATACACAAGACTGGCAGTACGCTCGGCGAAGGCTACTGGCGGTTCAGGTTCATCAGACGCGCCGTTTGTAGTCATGGACACTGCCGGAAGTATCGTGTCATACATCAGACAGGACGGCGGGATTTATTCAAAATGGTTGGCCAGCGCAGACAACGCAACCGTCGCGATTGGGACAGAGAATAGCGTCTATGGCTTGGCCCTTGGGAAATACGGGAGAATAGAGTGGTCAGGCGGTTCATTCTGGTACCAAGCAAAGGACTTGGTACTTTTGCGTGACGCCGCCAACACCCTTGGCCAGCGCAACGGCCTCAACGCCCAGACCTTCCGGCTCTACAACACCTACACCGACGCCTCGAACTACGAGCGCGGGTTTCTGCGCTGGGCCAGCAACGCCTTGGAGATTGGCACGGAGTACGCGGGAACAGGCACCTACCGAGACACGAAGATTAGCGCTGGAGCGGCCGTAATCACTCTGTCCGCTGAAACGTATGCGACAACGATTCCCGGGAACATGGTCTTTCAACAGTTTTATCTCGGAAACGTGGGCGGCGGTGTTTCTTTGTTAAACGGCTCAGCGACAACGGGCGCCTTTTTGCAATTCACGGAGCAGACCGCCCCCGCCGCACCCGCCACCAACGACGTGCGCATCTACGCCGAAGACAACGGCGCCGGCAAGACGCGCCTGATGGCCCACTTTGCCACGGGCGCGGCCGTGCAAGTCGCCATCGAACCTTAACCACCGGAGAACCCATGAACCTCGAACTCACCGACAACGAAGCCCAGACCCTGACTGGCCTGATCGACCTCGCCATCAAAGCCGGCGGGCTGCAAGTGGCCGAGGCCGGCGTGGTGCTGGCCGGCAAGATCGCGCAGGCCGCGCAGGCCAAGCCAGCACCAGCACCAGCACCAGCACCAGCACCCGAAGGAGCCGCGCCGTGAAGTACGTCACCGAAATCAGCGACGCCAGCCGCTACGGCATCACCGCCGCCCGCGCCGCCTACAACGCCACGCTGCCCGCCGAGATCGAAGCGTTGAAAGCGCCGAAGGCCGTGCTGCGTGTGCCCACCGCTGGCCTGCTGATCGCGATTGAACGTCGCGGGCTCACCGCGCAACTTGACGCCATTCGCGCCGCACTGCCAGAAGGCCAGCAACGCGAGTTTGATTTGTATCTACGGTTCCCGGAAACCCGGCGCGATCACCCGTTGATCGCAATGGTGCAGCAGGCGTTCGGCTGGACTGACGCCGAAGTGGATGCGCTGTTTGCCGAGGCAGATTTGGTGTAAATGGCTGGCACCACATGGGACGGCGGCGCTACAACGTGGGACAGCAACACTACGTTTTGGGATGGCGCTTCGCCGACCGTAGACCTGATAAACGGCGGCATCCCGTTTCAGCCAGTCAAACGTCCGAACGTCGCAACAGACCGTGAACGCAGAGGCATCACCAGGCGGCAGGAACAGGCCGCAGAAGCGATCAAAGAAGCAGCAGCGCTGCAATGGCAGGTAGACGCACTAGATCGCGCCATAGCCGCATTTGACGCAGCAGAGACACATAACGAAAGCGACCAGATCGCTACGTTGCTACAGAACATCTATGACGCGAACAGCGAACAGGCACAGCGATGGCTTGCAACCGTTCGTGAGCAGTGGCTTTTCCGGCAGAACCAGAACGCGATAGCGGTTCTGCTGCTTATCTAACTCGTCGCATTCCGCGATGCAAGAACCGCCTACGGGCGGTTTTTTTACGCCTACCCGTTGGCCTAACGGGGCGCTCCACAGAGAGAAACCATGTCAGAAGTGACTACCGACCTTGAAAAGGTTGCGGATACTCCCTTGCCGGATGAAACGCAATCTACGGCATCCGCCGCACCAGCCGCAGAACAATTTTCAGAGGCACCGGCTACCCCTGAGAACGATGAGCAGAAGAACGCCAAAGTAAAGGATGGTGTTCAAAAGCGCATCGACGAGCTGACGTATCGAGCGAACCAAGCCCAGCGCGAGAAGCAAATCGCCGAAGACTACGCAAAAGCGGTCGAGGCAAACCTTCTCCAGCAAAAGCGAGAACTAGCGCAATACCAAGCCTACGCCACTGCGCCTCGCGTTGACCAGTTCAACAGCGTGGAGGAGTGGCAGGCAGCGGTTATGCGCCATGCAACCGATACGGCGAATCATCAGGTTCAGTCAACGTTGCAACAACTCGGGATGACTCCTGAGCAACAGATTCAACGTGCGCAACAAGAGCAATACAACCAATTCACGCAATCGCGTGTTGCGGAAGCTACGCAGAAATACCCCGATTTCTCGGAAAAGGTCAACAACCCACAGTTGCCAGACCTGACACGAGTGAATCCGGCGGTTTTGCAAGCGCTTGTGGCGTCACCGAACTTTGCCGACATCGCCTATCACCTCGCCAGCAATCCGCAGGAAGCGTGGCGCATCGCTCAATCACATCCGGCTCAAGCAGTCATGGAGCTTGGCACCTTAGCGGCACGCATTACCGCATCAGGGCCAAGGGTTTCTAACGCCCCGGCGCCTGTTCGTGAAATCGGTTCATCTGAGTCTGTGAAGAAAGACCCAGCGCAGATGAGTTATTCCGAATACCGGGCATGGCGCACCAAAAAAAGGTAACTGAAAATGGCTAACGCCCTGATTACTCCGAGCGTCATCGCAAAAGAAGCGCTGATGCAGTTGGAGAACAACCTTGTCCTCGCAAACAACGTCCACCGCGAATACAAAAAGGAATTCGTCAAGGTGGGCGATACCGTATCCATCCGCAAACCGGTGAAATTCTCGGTAACGGATGGCGCAACCGCGTCAATTCAGGACGTGACCGAATCCAGCACGCCGTTTGTGATTAACAAACGCAAACACGTTGCATGGTCGTTCACCACTCAAGACCTGACGCTGACTATCGAAGAGTACAGCGACCGCTACATCCAACCAGCGATGATCTCGCTGGCGAACCAAGTAGATAGCGACCTCGCCGCTCTGTACAAAAACGTCTGGAATGCTGTTGGTACTGCTGGCACCACTCCGAGCACGTTTGCAGGTGTCGCAGCAGCCGCAAAGCGACTGGACAAGATGGCAGTTCCGCAGGATATGCGGAAACTGGTGCTTGACCCGGAAGCTCACTGGTCGCTCGCTGATGGACTGAAAGGCGTCTACAACCAGAAGCGTGTTGAAGATTTCATCGGCAAGGGCTATCTAGGCTCCATCGCCGCGTTTGACATCTTCATGGATCAGAACATCACGACCCACACCAAGGGCGTGGCGACTGGTACACCGCTGATTAATGGCGTATCGCAAAGCTACACCACGCCGACTTCGGCGCAACTGACCGCCAACACTTACGATCTGATTACGGACGGCTGGACGAACTCGACCACGGGTATTGTCAAAGCTGGCGACGTGTTCACGATTGCTGGTGTGTACTCGGTCAATCCGGTAAGCAAGCTGGCAACGTCTGACCTGATGCAGTTTACTGTCGTCAGTGATGCAAACTCCGGCGCTTCGACCGGCCCGGCAACCATCACCGTGTCGCCTGCTCTGATTTCGTCTGGTCCGTATCAGAACATCAGCGCAGTACCGGCTGACAATGCCGCGATCACTGTGGTTGCAAACCACACCGCCAACCTGGCGTTCCACAAGAATGCGTTTGGCCTCGTTACCGTCCCGCTCGAATTGCCGGATGGTGTCGCGTTCAAAGCTCGTGAGCAAAGCAATGGCATTTCGGTGCGCGTGCTGAAGGATTACGACTTCACGAACGACAAGGATCAGATTCGTATTGACATCCTGTACGGTGCCAAGGCGATCTATCCAGACCTTGCCTGCCGACTGCTCGGCTAGTAAGGGGTTTCGGTGGCAATCACAACCTACTCTGAACTAAAGACAGCCGTAGCCAACTGGCTTGGCCGTGCTGATCTGACAGATCGTGATGCGGAATGTATTGCGCTTGCGGAGGCTCGTATCTACCAGCAAGCCGCAAAGCGGGGCGGGATCATCGGAATGGAGAAATCCACAACCGTAACGATTACCGCCTCAACCGAAACGGCAACAGTCCCCAGCGATTTCATCAAGGCGATTGCATTTCGCCTC